GTCGGTCAGCCCCTTTGCAACTACGTCAGTCGCAGTCAAGCGTCCTCAAGACTACATTTTCCATACGCCAGTCTATAACGAAGCAACAGACGAGGATGGCAACCTTACAAATGCGGGTGAAATTCTTTATTACAGAGAAAACTACAGCGGCAATAAAGATGCAACTTCTTTTAATTTTGGTATAGCAGCTACAATATCTGTCCCACTTGATAGACGTTTTCAAAATGCCTGCCTCAAAAGTGCGACCACTCAGGAAAAAATAATGCGACAACAGTTATCAACAGCCAGATTGAACTATGAGCTTGCAAGGCTCAAGAATTGCCATGAGCTAAGAGTCAATGGGGCTGAGTACACAAAAGACAGTGACTACTATGGGCTTTGTTCAGATATAGTAAGTAAACCTAAAATGAATCAAGTTATACCTCATACACACAAAATTGAGCTAAATAAGTAAATATAGTCCACTCAGAATCGCCTGTAAGGGTCTTGTAATTTTGCTTGCTTATGTTTGTACCTTTGATTTATCCTTCTTTTTGCTCAGTTTCTTTATGGCTGTCTTGATGAGGTTCTTGAGTAGATTGGCTATGATAGGAGAACTAGCCGCAGTAACAGCAATAATTGAAGTGTTAACAAGAATAGGAGTGCTAGGTATCCATTTTTCAATAAAGGTTGAATCTCGGTAGATTTCATAACACTTACCATTTTTTATAGAATGACCTATGACCACTTGTAATTTAAGGTCATTGGGGTAGCTTCCTACTGGAATGTTATCCTCAGACGGACATTTTATGAAGAACTCTTTATCTTTTTTGACTTTGGGTTTGTATTTCGGCGGTTGAGGAATGTCTGGTTGCTTTTGCTCAGGCTGTTTTACTGGGTCTGTTGGTATAAATTTATTAGGGTTATATTGAAGAGCCTCGAATGTTGGATAGCTTACAACAGGATAATCAAGCTTTGGCTTGTCAATAATATCTAAGGTTGTTGGATATTGTTCCCATGTTCTTATTTTGGGAATATCAATTTCTTTTATCTTTATCTGTGGTATTTCAATTCTCGGAATTTCCATCTTCATTATCACCAATAGAAATTGACCACCCATCTTCTCCAAACTTACCAACTTCTCTAATCTCAGGTTCTTTTATTTTTTTGTCTAATTCTTCATGATATTTTTTTATATCACTATCAAGTTCTAAATTAAATCTTTGAATACGCAGCCAATTTATAAATTTATCAATATAGTATTTTATAAGTTTTTTAAAAAAACCAAAAATCATTAATCTATAAATTTCATTTGTTTTTTAGGTAATTCTGGTATTTGTACAGATGGCCCTGTGAAATCTGGTATCTTATCTCCCATTACATCTGGTAATTTATTTTCTAGACTTCCCATAATCTTGTTTTTCAATGTCCTCTCAAATTCGGGGCTTTGCATATAGCGAATTGCAACGTAGCCGAAAGCTGCCATTGACACAGAAAGTAAAAGGGACAACAATGAGGCTACTTGACAAATCTTGTTAAACATATGCTAAGAGATGCTTTTTTAAAGGCACTTATGCCTGTCACTATTATAACTTTTTGCGGAATCTGTGCATTAGCTCCACTTTATGTTGGACTTTCTGTTATTTCTACCAAGGTACACCAGAAGTAGTTGCTGGTTCTTTTTTAGAAGCTATCTCAATAGCAATACTATTTTCCATATTTGTAACAGCTTCAGCACCTAAGACAGCCTTTAGCCATGCAATTGCACTTTCTTTTGTAATTTTTGAATATTCAGTAAAATTTTTTGAATCAGGTGCTGGTAAAGCAACAAGACCATATCTTTCAGCAGTATAAACCTCTCCGTCAACTGTTTCACTATCCTCTGCCCTCCAATGCAAAGAATTAACGACATTAGTTAATCCATCTTGTGATTTAGTAACATCTAATTTTCCTACTTTCCAAGTTACAGCCATAATATTCTTTAAATTACTTTGATTCTACTGTTTTTTCAGCGTTGACACCATCTATATTTGCTAAAACTTTCACAGCACCTTGATCTTCAAGAATAGGTTGCATTAAAAAATTTGCTTCTTGTTTTAGTGCCTGTATTTCTTGCACAATTTTTATTGCTTCTTGATTTTCTTGTTCTTTTTGTTGTATTTCTGTATTTAATAATTCCAATCTTTTAATATTATTATCAAGACGAACTTTAGCTTCGTCATATTGTTCTTGTGGTGTTGGCATAATTTATTTAATATGTTTTCCTAATATACTAAGCAGATTCTAAAGCAGCAACTTTTGTTTCTAGTGTTTCAATTCTTGTCATTGCTTCTTGCAATGCTTTAATCGCTTTCATATAAAGAACTGAATATTTAACATTTTTTGTCACTGTTCCTTGATCTACATTGTCGATTATGTCTGGCATTTCATAAACAAGGCCGTTCATTCCAGCAGCTTCTAAGTCTTGTGCAACAACACCTATTTGTAAGATTGCTTTATCAGCACCTAAATTTGTAACGGCATCTTTAAATTTAAATTTTTTAACTTTTACCGCCTTAACGTCATCCCATTGTGAACCAGAATCGACAATGTCTTGCTTTAGTTTTTCATCTGATATTTGACCATAAGAATTATTGGTGTTTGTAACATTACCAACACTACTAACAACAAAATGCTGTTTTGCGATTGAAGAGCCAGATTGCCCCTGATCACTTGTAAAAACTTCAAAACCCCTACCACCACTTCCCGAAGAATGTACAATGGCTGGACCATCTGTCATGTGAAACCCTGCTCTATTTTGTGCGTTGGCGGCATCAGAGTGTGTTGATGTTATTTGGTTTCGCATTGTAGTGCCGTCTGACAATTGCAAATCAGCATTGGATTCCAGTTCCATACAGCTTGAAGGTGCAGCCCCTTGCGCTCTTGCTACAAGAAACACCATCCTTGCTAGAGGGTATTGACCATCAACTTGAGCATTAATAAACTGACCGACAATAGATGCACCAATGTAATGTGGGATGCCGTCGTTATCTTCTCTAGCAAAATGTATTCCAGCAGTGTTACCAGCAGTGCCATCTCCATTTGATATGGTTATTGCAGCGCTAAAATTACTGTTGATATTTGTATTGTTTGAAGTACCTCTAACAACCAATTGATGATTTGCACCAGCACCATTAAAAGAATCAGGAGTAGAAGTTCCGATACATACATGGCCTTGCCTTGTAATTCTCATTGCTTCTTTATGTGCTTCCCCTTGTTTATGTATTTCAAAAAATAAGTCTTGACTAACTCCCCCAGATTCTGAAACAGCAGTAGAACAAACAGCAGCACCACCAGTAACTGATAAATTGTATCCACCTGTTCCAGCAAGAAAAAATATTCTTCCAATTTCACCAGCGTCTATTCTGTGTTTTATATTGCCGCCATCAACGACCAACGCAACACCTGATGGATTATTTGTGTCTCCTATTAAAAATTGTCCAGTTGAAGAAAATCTTGATTTTTCAACACCACCAATAACAAAAACTAAAGGTCTAGCGCTTCCACTTGCTCCTGTAATGCTTCCAACTCTAGCAATATTAGCGGATGTATCAAAATCTAAAACAGCACTTTGAGGACCAGCAGAAAAATTAGCAGAACCAGAAACTGATCTAATCGCACCTCCCACTTCTAACTTATCTGTGACTGGGTCAGCAGCTATACCAACTCGACCAGAACCATCTATAGATAATCTTTTACCACCAGCAGTTGTAATATTAAATTCATTTGCCGCTTCTGAAAATATACCTGTATCTAAATCATCCCTAAAAGCTAGTGCTGGCTGGGTTTCTGAGCCATCCTCAAGAGTTAAAGTGCCGTCTAATTGTAAAAGCTCAACCCATCCATTATTTGCTGAGTTTCTTATTTTAAGTATTCCTGTATTAGTATCAGCCCACCACATATAAGCATATTTCGTGGCTGGCTCTGAAGAACTTGAATTATTAGAAACTATAGCTGCCAAGGCAAGGTTCAAATCTGCTCTTACGGCGGCTCCCGTGCCGTTTGAGATTACATAATCGTGTGTTGCCATTACAAACCTTTTTCTTTTAAGTATAGGTTAACTAATAAATAAAGCATAGTCACATTCACCCTCCTTTACCAAACCCACTTGCAATATAGGTAAAGTTTCTATTTACAAAACTACTGCCATTTTTTACATCTATTTGAAAATTTGTCCCAGTAATAGTATGAACAGTAAAGAAATCCCCCGCTTGAGCATTTTGTAAAGTTATTCCTATACTTGGTAAAAATTTAGATGCACTGCCATTTATAGGTACAGTTCCAACAAAAAATGGATGTTGAAATGTGACTGTTGCAGTATTTGTACCAGACGCAAATACACCATTTGTTGCGCCACTATTTTCAATACTGTTTTCAGTCCTAGGTTTGAATGAAGCTATATAACCCATTTCTTGAACATTAATATTTTGTGCTGGGTCAGATGTAGAAAGTAAAGCTCTGAATTTAAATCCCCTACCCTTTGATTCACCATTTATAAAGTTATTAAATCTGGTAAAAGCAACACCGATAGTAACATTTCCACTTGAAGAAATTGAAGTAGGATTATCTACTTTTTCTGCTACAAAAACATTTTCATTAGTTACACTTGAAACTTTAAATTCTCCATCAATACCACTGCCAGAGGTAAAGTCAGCTACGAAATGATCGTTATCAGAAAAACCATGTGAAGATTTTGTTATTGTCACAAATAAACCAGAATAAGCATAAGTGCCAGTAACAGTTGCAGCAGGGTCGGCTTGAGTTGTGGCAACTTGTAGAACAGCATTCACAGCATTAGCTTTTGCACCATCAAAATCCGTCCAAGTGTCTATCAAACCTGTTCGAGTATCAAACAAATCATTGACTAATATTCCAGCAGTTTTAAAACGTCTTTCTAAATTAAGAACAAAAACAGCACCTAAATCTAAAGGACTTGCAAATTCATAAGTACCAGATGATGATATTGGTCCAGCAAAATCCACGCTGGCTAAAGCATCAAAATCGGTTACAGCATCAAATAAAGTAGTGCCTGTTAGTAATAAGCCATCAAAAGTAGATTGATAGAAAACGCTTGTTTTTTCACCTTGAAAAGGTGGATTGTCTGTATCTTCTCGTCTTGTTTGTATGCCTAATAATGGCTGTGCCTCTGGCCTAGTAACAACAATTTGGGCTTCATTTTGTGAGAACCTACCGCCATCATCCCTTGCTTTAACACTGTAAGTCCCAGAAAGTGCAGGGACCAAAGTTTCACTGATATTACCCGCCAAAGCTGGTATGACATCAGTTGAATTTTCAAAAGTTGCTGAAGCTGTTGCAACCTCTGGGGTAAATCTGACTACAATATTTCCCCCATGCACCACATCAATATCTGTTGATTGGTCAAATCTTAATCTTATAAATTGATCTGATACTGGTTCTGAAGTTAAATTTGTAATGTCTGCTGGTACTGCTGTTTTACCGATAGTTGTTGTTACAATCGTTGATGGATTGGTGCTTGGCTTTCCTATTGCATTGATGCTAAAAACTCTTATTTCATAAACACCGTTTTGTGTTTCAAAGATTGTAAAATCTGGACTTGATATATTTTCTACAATAAAATTTTCATTATTAAAACGATATTGTACTTGGTATCTAGTCACACCAGCAACAGGTTCAAATGTAATAAATAATTTAGATACAGCCCGATTATTGATAACAACAATTTGTTCTATAGTCTGCAAGTTAGCTGGCGATGGTTGCACAGCAGTTAAAGTTGTTACATTCCTTGTGGGAAGAACAGAGCCATCTTCTACAGCATCATATTTACCTGTGTTATGAGCAACAGCAGTTATTTGATAACCAATTTTTTCAACTTCTACAACAGAAATAACTTTGAAAAGTTGAGATTTTAAAGAATTATTTTCAATAACCCATACACTGTTAGTTTTAGGAACTGATGAAAAAGCTGAATGTATAGAAATTGTTTTACCAGAAATTGTACTGATTGACCTTGTTTCAAGTGTGCCATCTTCAAGAATTACAGATAATGTCGCATTTGTGCCAGCCACTGATAAGTCAGTATCGTTTTCATCATCTACAACTATTTGCGTTGTTGAAATACCTGTTTTAATTCTACCTCCTCTCCTTACACCAGCTTTTAAAGGGTCTTGTATTGATATAACTGCTGAAGGTCTTACAATGGTTCCTGATTCAAGGGTGGTTGTAAAAGTTACAATTTCAGCTTCGTTTGACTGCGTATATAAATACCACCGACCCAATCTGGCCGCCATACCCCTTGAAGTTGTTGCGAAACCTCTTAAGTTTTTTGTTACTACACCATATTTTGCAATCAAAGCGTCGTCTTTTGAAGTTTCGTAATCAATTTGTTGGGTTTCCATATCAAAATAAGAAACATTTACAACAGTAACTTTTGTTGATTTAGATGAGTTTGCATAACTGAAACCAGCTTCAGTTACATTTGACAAATTAAATAAATATGTTGGGTCTGTTGGTCTATCTTGACCAATTGTTATTGTGCCAGCACTATAAAAAGGCATCACACGCATTACACTACAAATGTCATTTATTAAGGAATAAGCCTGTTTTTGGTTTTGTATCACGACATTGCAACTGAAACGTGGCTCTACTGACCCGTTACCATTTCCAGCATCTATCAATTCTGAACAGTAAACAGATGCACTATAAAAACTAAAAATATCTAATTGTGAAGCTGTGACGTGATCTCCAAAACCTTTAGATGTTGTAAGCAAGTCGTATAAAATCCATGCAGGGTCATTTGAATATTCTTTTGTTCCTTTTAATGTTCCATTAAAAACACCTGAGTAAGAGATAGAACCGTCAGCCCTGACAGTACCATTATGCGGTATAGCTATTTTTGTTCCCCTTACCCTATACGTTCTTCTTGGAATCGATGGAAATGTTTCTGCGTCTATCCTTAAAGCGGCATAAGCAGAATTAGGAAAAGTACTTGCATCATGGATAATTTCAGTCATATTTGACCAAATCATTGTGTTTTGAAGTTTTGTATCTGTACTATCATCAGTTAATCTATTTACTCTTATTGTCACTGGAAAAGCCGCACCAGCACCAAATGTTATTTTATAATCTCTAGAATATGTGCTTTGTGTTCTACCTCTTACAGTGTCAGTTAATACAGTATTTGTTTGTCCTCCACTTATGGTTTGAATATTTAACTGAACCTCTGCGCCATTTATATCTCCGTTATCTTCAAATTTCTGCAAAGATGGAAAAGTTAAGGTTACTCTAACTGCATTGACAGTACTATCTGTTATGTCTCTTGAAACTGGTGTATCTTTTTCTACAACTACTCCGACACTTAATTCCCTTTCTGTTTGCGTTATCGAATTAATACTTGCTTGATTTGAAGTACCAAAACGAGGTTCAAAACTTACATTTGCAAAATTAAAATCTGTGGCCGCTGGATTTGTGCCAGCAGCTTGATCAAGCACCTGATTTCCATTTAAAAATACATCTTTCAATGCACTTGTATTATATTCAGCAGAGCCTTGTGAGCCTGTAGCTGATGGAAATCCTGATATAATCCCTTCCCCCAGTAAATCCAATACAGTTAAAAATTGTTTACTTACTAATACATCACTTGGAATATTAGGGTCTTGAATATTTGTATTTTCATCAAAAGCAGGGATAGTCATAAGGTTCCCTCTACTTGAACAGTATCAATACCAGAACTTATAACTATTGAACCTGTAAATACTTCACCATAAATAATTGGTACGGCAACACCACTAATAGCAGTATTTTGCACCCCCGAAAATGAATAAGAACCAGCCATCTGTGCATCAACAGACCCATCTGAATCCACTCCTTCAAATGGTGTTGGTGTTGGTGCTATCAATGCTGTAACACCTTCTATTGCCAATGTATTTACAGCCATAGTCGTAAGAGTCCCAAGAATGCCTGTTGTGCCATATTCAGCAGCAATTCCAGCAGCAACTGTTCCAATAGCAGAACCGACAGCGGACACACCAGCAACAACCGCAGAACCGACAGTTGTGGCAACAGTAGCAACAGTGGTGGCAACAGTGGTGGCAACAGTGGCAACTGTACTTCCTATGCCAGCAATTAAAGGAATTACAAAAGTTGAACCAGTTGCAACAGGAATGATTTGAATATCTCCAGAGCCTTTTATATTTAAAAAATCAGTTTCAACATCTACATTATTCATTTTAATTTTGTACATTTGTTCATACATATGTGCTTCAACCTCTGGAAAATTACATAAAAGAAACCTTATTGCGTCTGCTGGACTATTAACAGCAGCTTCAAAATATGAATGTCCAAGAAATTTTCTTAATTTCCCGTAAACTCTAATTTTTTTTAGTTTCATATCTATATATTTTTTTTGTTGCTTTTTGATAGTGTAAATCAAATTGCTCTCTGCAACTTAACTTATATAAAGAATGATGCAAAATTGTAGAATCACCAAGGTATAAAGCCGTATGAGCTAATACATTTTTGACAGACTCCATTAAAAGAACATCACCTATTTGTATATTATCAATCCCTTTAATTTCTTTAAAGCCTAATTTTGGTAATGTTTTTTCAAATAATGGATTTTTTAAAAATTGTTTAATTGTTTTTGGTCTTTTTGTGTGCGGTATTTTTATATTTCTATTTTCTTGATACCAATCCGTTATCACTGACCAACAATCATGCACCCCAAAAACGAAGCTTCGTCCAATTAAAGATGGAGTTTTATACCCTGATGGTTTAAAACTTACCCACTGCTTGACTTTTGGACTATAAATATACCAAGGCAAGCCCAAGTATTCGCAACTGGCTTTATCATTTTCAGAGGGCTGCGGAACATCATTCGGATGTGAATGAACAATACCAATTATTTCTCCCTGATCTTCACAATCTGCCCAATCATCTGGAGACATAACAAAATATTCAAACTTTGATTCAGCTAAGTTTTTACAAGGCCAATAAGTTTCTTGACCTTGGATAATTGCTAATAATCCACACGATTCATGAGGCAAACATGAGACTGCGTGATTTTCAGCTTCAATTTTCCAATTCATCCGTTTACAAAAGTACCTACGCTGGGAAAATCTCTTGTTGTAACCTGTCTTTTTGGCGCTCTTATTGATTCGAGGTCTAATGCTGATACCAATTCAAACTGTACTATGTTTCTATTTTCCGCGGTTTTTCTATTAATAAAATATATTTCTTGTGGTAGTTCTGCTGTAGAATCTGGTGTTCCATAAGGGTTTTGGTTTGCTGGAAAGTTGTCTGCATCTAAAAATTGAGCAAGAGTGCGTATTCTTACAAATTTTGCTCCTTGTAAATCATTGAAAGGTGTTGTTGCATTTACAGAGGCCATTAATGCTGTAATTGTTCCCAGCACATTAGCAACTGTAACAGTAGGTCTTGGCAAAGTACCTCTGCCCGAATATTCAAACCCTTGAGCCTCTATGGGAACTCTATCGTATGTATTGCCTTGCCATTTGATTGCACTATTACTATTTAATCCAACCCCACTGTGAAATCTACTTATTGCTGATGAACCATGCAAAGAAGATACAAGAGTCAAAGTAAATAACTCAATTATTGATTTGTTAGTTAAGGACTGTAATTCTTCAGTAGGTAAAGCCATTACGGTTCAAATACTTCTCTAAAAGTACAGTTTAAAACTGCCCTATTATTATAAGGTATTGTTTTTGTCCAAGATTGACAAACATATTTACCAGCCCCTGATAAAGTTACTGTAACATTGCCACTGTTTGTCGCAGTAGCACCAGCTATAACTGTAAATGTATTTTGATCTGCTACCGTTGATATTGCGTGTACGCCATCTACTGCAGAACCTGTTGTGTAATCAATAGTTATCACATCACCAATAGCAAGACCATGATTCGTTATCGTTATTGTAACTTGCGTACCACTTTGAGAATAAGTACCTGATTTTGTACCACCCTCTGCTGGTGGGGTAAATGTAAAACTTGCCTGATCGTTTACTCTACTTCTTAAAAATCCTTCTATAACATCAGCTTCCGTTTCTGAAACATTAAAAGTAAGATCATATACTTTAGGGTCTTGAGTTAGAGGCAAACCAAATAAAGCTCTAAACTCGTACCCATCACCTAGCGCAACTGATCTAATTTTTGGTGCGCTTGTTTTTCTCATTCCATAAGTAGGAGTGATATTAGGAAATGTTGCCATTATCTACTTAGTAAACCTCCTTGACGTTTTTCTTTTATTAATTGAGATTGTACAGCAGTGGCTATGGCCTGTCCTAGTAACTTAGCATCTTGATTATTACCAGCCACAGCAGAACCAGAAGCATCTACATTTACAGTGACCATATTTGTTGTACCAGCCCCTATTTTATTGTTTGGAATTATATTGCCACCCTTTGACCCCATCTGCAATATTTCTGGACCACGTTCCCCAACTAGGTATGCACCACCAGCTGATACTGGTCCACCGCTTGCTCTACCAAACAATCCACCTAAAAATCCACCAATCTTCCCACCAATACCAGAAACCGCTCGCTGTATTGAAACTTCAATTAATTTTCGTTTTAAATTGTTTAATACACTTGTTGCTGCTTCTGCAAGAGATTTAGTTCCCATAACAGCATCAGTTAAGTTTGAAACAATTCCTTTTTCAATATCATCACCTATTTGCATAAATTTATCTTTTAAATCATCAGTTGAGTTTGTAACATCCACTGTTTTTGTTTTTGTTGTTCCAAGTGAGGTATTTAAATTATTATTGGTAGTTACAATTTTATTTTTTGCATCTAATTGTTTGTTATTTTCTTTTGTAATAATTTTTTCAACTCCAGAAAATTCTAAAACACCCTCTTTTAAATTATCTAGATTTTTTTGCGCTCCTTTTAAAAAGTCTTTTCCAAAATTTTTAACACCACTAATATCAAAGTCTAATTTTATGTTTGTAAGACCACCAAATAATCTTTTTAGTATAGGGTTGCCATTTATAGCATTAACAATACCTTGAACAACATCTTTAAAAGTATCTATAATTCCGATAAAAATGTTTTTTGTACCATCGGCAATACCTTTTAAAAATCCAAAAATCTTCTTATAAACATTTGCATAAACACCGCCTATAACTTTTCCAGCAAATATAACTTGGTCTGAAACCTCTGTAACTCTTTCTTTTATACCTATCCAACCCTGTTCAAGATTGAATAAAGTTTTTGTTGCATCTATTCCTATTGCCTTACCTATTTGTTTTCCTATCTCTCCAACAGCCGCAAAGATAGCTCTCACAGGAGCTAATACTAATTTAAAAGCTGCCGTTAAAGCCTCAACAGTTACAGCAGCAATTTTAAGAGATTCTCTAATAACTATTCCAATCTCTGAACCATCAGTGGTCAGGTTTGTAAACGCTGTTCCAAGTCTTGTTAATTGTCCTTGAATTGTATTCTGCGCAGTAAAGGCAGCTTCAGCAGCAGTGCCTTGAGCTTTTGCCTGATTTTCTAAATTTTTATTAAAGGAAACTAATTGGTCATTTAACAAAGGTAGGATTGCTGTTCTTGCTTCAACAGACCCAAAGAACTGAGCAAGGGTTTCTTCACTAGCTCCACCTTTTGCAACTAATTCTTCTAATACTCCTCCTAATCCTTTTGTACTTAAAGCTGTAGCACTAAAATCAATTCCTAATTTTTCAGCCGCTTTAGCTGCCTCACTGGTAGGCTTTTGTATCGCAGCAATAACTTGTCGTAGTCCAGCAAAGGTAGATTCAACAGGAACACCAGTTGCAGTGACAGTAGATATTGCCGCATTAAGTTCTTCTATTCCTACACCAGCACCAGCCGCTATTGGTGCTAAACGACCTATCTGCTGTGCATATTGATCAACAACAATTTTACCATCATTCTGTGTTTGTATAAATCCATCAACTAATTTAGCCGCCTTATCTGACTCAAGACCATAAGCATTAAGAACAGAGGTTGTTGCATCAGCAACAGTAGCTAGTTCAGAGAATCCACCAGTAGCACCTAACTGTGATGCCTTTAATACATCTGTTAGTTCAGCAGTCTCACCAAAGCCAGCAGAT